CCCATAAAATAAATTAGCTCATAAATTACATAAATTACATAAATAGCGTTAAATAGCGTTAAATAGCGTTAAATAGCTCATAATTTACATAAATTACATAATTAGCTCATAAATTACATAATTAGCTCATAAATTACATAATTATTGGCCCTGTACAGGTATAGGGCCTGGCGTGCTTATCGGCGCTTAATTTCATTTCTGATTTTTTCATTGAATTGCGGTGAGAGAAATCGGCGCGTTTCGCAAAGGCTTCCTTTTCTGCAGCATTCCACGCCTTTTTCATTTCTTTCAATCAATGATCGTTGCGGTCTTATACATTTTAATTCCTTTGTTCGAGATGCAAAATATCAATGCTCTGTTATTTAATTAATACAAGATGAGCGTCATTTGATTGCATAACTTTTAGGCAAGTGTACAATTTTTGATTTTTACTTTTTCAATTTTAAAAATGAAAATAGAATGAAGGGGGGGGTGGGGCAAAAATTAAGATGCGGCGAAAAGATGAAAAGACCCATTCCCATAAAATTGTAATTTTCTGTAAACTTTTTTTGTAAATTGTAATTTTCTTTTTTGTAAATTGTAATTTTCTTTTTTGTAAATTGTAATTTTTTTTGTAAATTGTAATTTTTTGTAATATAAATTAAACCTATGAGTAGATTCCCACGACCACCAGGAGCATCTCCAATAGCACCAGATCCCATCACTGGTGAGGATGTTCTCTTCATATTGAAAACAGAATTAATGCCTGAACACTTTAATGACCCACAAGTGATTGGCTTTATAAGTAGTTATATCTATTGCCGAGATATCAAACAGGCAGCTCTTGCCGCCAATATCTCTTACAGAGATGGACAAAAGATCAGGCATAAAAAAGATATTCATGCTGCAATTGAAAAGATCACAGACTCAGCAATCACGAAAAACAACCTTCACGCCTCAGAGATTGTTGAGCGAGTTAAAGAGATCGCATTTTTTGATCCAGCAGATTTGGTCAATCCTGACGGTTCAATTAAAGAAAACATGCGAGACATTCCACCTGAGGCACGTCGAGCCATTAAGAAATTTAAAGTTAAGAATCTCTACGAGGCTGACGCCAATGGTATACCAAAAGTAATAGGTAAACTCGTTGAAGTGGAATTGTGGGACAAGCTTAAAAGTAACGAGTTATTGGGGCGTGAGAAAAATCTCTTTACAGAAAAGTCGATCGTCACACATGATGTGACAAGCAATATGCAAACTATATTACTACAAGCTAAAGAACGTGCGGAACAGCGAGCGTTAGAGGCCCGTAATCATGTACCAGTTAAGCTGATCGACGTAACACCTCAAGAGTCAAATTCTCTCGGGGGTTCGAGTGACACCGACACTTAATATGAGACAAGTCGAGTGGATGGTGCCTGACAACGCACAAGCCTATAAGGTTTCATGCGGTTCTAGTTTACCGATGAGAGTTGAAACAATCCTTGAACAAATGTGGGTTGATGAAGAAACTGGTGAGGTGGATTGGCGTGAGGTGGAAGTTTTAACCGCAAGAAAGGCTGGATATTTAGATGACACTACATCCAGCAATATCGCACGATGTTCTACTGCAATTAAAAAACGAAAGAGGGCTGGGGTTTGATATTGTACCATCAGAGGAGTTCAACCACCTTGATGACAATCATTGCCATTGCTTTCCGCGCCTAATCTATTATGATCGAGATAATCAAAATGAAGTGTGGCTCCATAACCGGGAGATGTAGTTTGTCATCTGTGTCTCATATTGGGAAAATTGCGACGGGCTTTAAGTGAAGATCGACAAAGCGCCGCCAACAAAAGAAGAAATTCAAACATTTAAAGAAATGATCGAAGAGTATCGCTATGATTTCGAGCGGTTGGTTTATATTATCTTCCCGTTCGGTGAACCAGGACATCCTTTAGAACACTTCAGACCTTATGAGTGGCAGATCAATGAGTGGCGTAAGCTCTCTTATCATTTAATGAATCCGGCCACGCGCTTTGAGACTTATAGATTGATTATATCGAGCGGTAACGGGGCTGCAAAGACCGCGTTTAGTTGTATGACTCTACTCATGCTCATGTTCACACAACAGCTTAGAGCACGTATTACGGCCAACACAGACCCTCAATTAAAACAGATCGTCTGGCCTGAGATGGACGTGTGGTTTAGATATGCTAGATACAATGAGTTCTTCTTTGAGAAATTAGGCACTTCAATTAAAGCGCGTAACCCACAACTCTCTGAGACGTGGCGTATTGATACGCTCACTTGGTCTGAAGAGACACCGGCTGCGATATCGGGACTACACAATAAAGGTAAAGCTGTCGCTTATCTCTTTGAGGAAGCACCGGGTATCCCTTCTGTGATCTGGCAATACGCATCAGGCGCATTCACTGAGACTGAGACCATTAAGCTTTGGCTTGCAATGGGTAACTCGGATGATCCAGAGTCGAAGTTTGAGCAGAACATGATCTCTCCTGAATGGCACGCGCTACGAATTGATACGAGAACTTTAAAACACATCGATCCAAATCAGATAGCCAGTTGGTTGCGTGAGTGCGGGGGGAATGAAGATCATGATGATTTCAGAGTCAGAGTCCGTGGTTTGCCTCGCAAAGTATCGAAAGATTCGATCATCTCGCTTGAAGCGGTACAGGCGGCAATCGCTCGTGCGAAAGATTTCGATAAAGCTCAAGTGGCTTTTCTACCGGTCATTCTTACGTGTGACCCCGCGTGGACTGGTGGGGATGAGACGACGATTGCGTATCACCAAGGGCAATACTCATGTCTACTTGATCGATTCAAACTCGATAAATCACAAGGACAAGATCATACCTACACGTACATTAGAATGTGTAAATGGGAACGAGAGCTTAATGCAGATGCGGTCTTTATCGATCAAGCTGAAGGAACTGCTCTCTATACGTTAGCCAATAACGACGGAAAAAACTGGGAGTTGATTTCATTTGCATCATCACCAACCGACGCACCTGATTTTGCATCGAGCGAGTATGCAAATATTAGAGCACAGATGTACTTTGAATATCAGAAGCACTTGATGAAGGGCGCAGTTTTAGATTCTGTAAATCCTGATTGGCTTGAAGACATTCAAAAACAACTTTGCTGGACCAAAGGGTCTCGTCACAAAATTAATTTAAAAAAGCTAGCCGAGCCGAAAGTAGAAATTAAAGCGCGTGTCGGTCAGTCACCAGATATCGCCGACGTTTTTGTTCTTAGAGGTGCTAGACCTGTACTTGAAAGACTTCCAGAAAATGATAGGCTCAGTGATGGAAACGGTCGAACGATTGGTGGTTCATCGTTTAAAATGCCTGATCACTCTTCCCCTTATACTGATGTTGAAGACGCCGTTTATAAGAATCTATACGACTAACCTTGACAATGAGATCGAGTAATTGCGACCATACTCTCAATAACGATAATCGGGGGCTCAGTGAGTAGAATCAGCGACGCTACAGGTATCAATATAGATGTAGCCGGTCCAAATCAGATAGACATTGGCGGCGGTCAAGTTGATTTCTTAGGTCAGTTGCATGATGTGGTTGGTGGTTTGTTTGAAAGTTATATGAAATGGCCTGGAATCCAAGCTTTAAAAGAAGGCTGGAATGAAGCTTCAAACTTTAATAAAGACCGCGAGAAGACCTACGAAAACAAAGTTAAAGCTGATGAACAATCGGCCAGACAAAAACTAATTGACGATGGTAATAAGAGAAAAGCTCTCCTTGATGAGATGGCAAGTCTTGCGGCAGTCGGCGGTCGTGGTAGATGGAATCAATTCTCAACAATGTTCTCCGGTGACCAACAAGGCGAAAAAGATTTGTTGGGCGTATAATGCAACTTGAATCTTATAAGCGTAAAGACTGCGAGTTTTTAAGATCACAAGCCAAGTCTAAGTTTGACCCTTGTCGATCGACTTGGATTGATCTTTTACGTTGGGCACTTCCTCATCGTGGTAAATGGCTTCAATCGCAAAATGAAGGCGAGCGAAATAACCAACACATCGTTGATCCAACTCATGTTCTAGCACTTCGTTCATACGTTGCAGGATTTCTTGAAGGTAATACTTCAGCAACCAGGCCGTGGTATCGCACCGGAACAGCCGATAAAGAATTAAATATACGACCAAAGAACAAAGAGTGGTTAGATCTCTATACAAATCAAACGCTTAAAACACTTCAATCAGGTAATTTCTATCACGCAGCCGGTGAGTTTTATTACGACTATGGTGTTGTAAATACCGGTTCGTATTACATCGAGGAGCGCGATAACAATACGCTTTTCTGGCACGTTTTAATTCCAGGCTCTTACTACGTGATCAATAATGCGTATGGTGATGCGATGATCATGGTTCGTGAAATGTCTTTGAGTGTTAAAGCACTCGTTGATCTTTTCGGTAAAAAGAAAAACGGTAAGTGGGACTGGTCGAATTTTTCATCAAACGTGCGTAAAATGTATGAGGATGGTAACTACTCGACGAACATCGATATAGTTTGTATCTATAAAGAGAATCCTGATTATGACGTAAATAAATCGATCGGTGGAAAAAATCGCAAGTGGATCAAGCTTTCTTACGAATCTAGTGCTGGAAATGCGCCATACTACTCCGTTGAATCGTCAGGAATGGGTAGCGTCAGTCAAGAAGACGGAGAGAAATATCTTTCAGTCAGTTACTCAAAACGTAAGCCATTCATTGTGGGTAAGTCACATAGTTCAGGTAATTTCGAGTGGGGTGAAAAAGGTCCTACGATCGATGCGCTTGGATTAATTAAATCACTCAATAAAAAAGCAATCGGTAAAGACCAAGCTCTCGAGCAAATGCTCAGACCCGCAATGCAGGGTCCAGCGTCATTAAAAAAATCATACATGACCACGGCACCCAATTCATACGTGCCACTTGATCCACATTCACTAACCCAAAAAGGTTTACGGCCTATTTTTGAAATGAATCCTGGCATTGGCCCTTTAATTCAAGATGTCGAAGACATGCGCCAACAAGTTGATCGACTTTATTATGCTGATTACCTTTTATATTTAAGTCGAAATCCAAAGACTCGAACTGCCACTGAAACTCAAGCGATCGTTCAAGAGCAACAACTCATCATCGGTCCCAACCTTCAGAGTCTCAATTGGACACATAACGTACCAGTGGTCGAGTTTGTAATGGATTACGTTCTCGACAACGATCCGAACTTACCGCCACCACCAGATGATTTGGCCGGACAGTTTCTAAGACCTGAATTTATATCGGTTTTCGCGCAAGCACAAAGAGCTGCGGATTTACCGAATATTGACCGATACATTGAACGAATGATGAACATCGGTCAGATTGATCCGCGCATGTTCGATAAAGTAAATCTTGACCGGTTGGCCGATCTTTATGAGGATCGGTTGTATTTACCTGCGGGATTGAATCGTGAGCAGTCGAAAGTGGATGCGATGAGAGCACAGGCTCAAGCACAAGCACAGAGACAGCAACAGATGGAACAGCTCGCTCAGGCAGCCGGTGCTGCAAAAGATTTAGGTATGCAAGCAAAACAAGGGGATAAAAATGAAAAGCGTTAAGAAAATGATCGTGTTTTTTGTTGTTCTACTGATAAGCACAATCGGCTATGCCGGTTTTCAGGGCTTTAGTGGTGCGACAAATCTAAAGATTTTCCAATCGATTAAATGCTCAACAGGTTTGACCTGTACTCGCGAAGGCGACAAGCTTTTGATGACATCGAGTCCGACACTCGCGGGCACTATAGTGGTTCAAGGCGCTGAAGGTGCTGCGGGTATCTTAAAACTGGAAGCCGATGAGTCAGATGACAATGCGGATGACTGGCAAATCTCATCTCTTTCAACTGGAACTTTCGTAGTTCAAACCGGCGCATCAGGTACAGCCGTAGATTTAACCACATGGACCAGCACAGGAGACGTTGCTTTTGGTGGAACAACTCCGTATGTGACAGTCGGTGATGCTGGTGCTGAAGATCATGGTATCGCATTCGATGGTCACTCAGGTGGTATCGATTTCAATATTTCAAATGATGACTCAGTTGATCTTTTGGTCATAGGTGTCGGAACCGCAGCAGGTACAACGGATGCAATCCGAATTGATGCCAACCAAATTGTTACTTTCGTTCAAGAAGTTGTAGGACTTGGAACAGATACGCTTTCTGGTTTTTTGCAAAAACAAACTGCAAGCACAACAGTATCTTTAACCGCCGTACAATGCGGACAAACCATCGTATCAAACAGCACAGACGTTGCTACATTGCCTGAAGCTTCGACGGTTCTCGGATGCCGATATACTTTCGTATGTGGAACCGCTGATGACTTCGACGTTAATCCAGCCGATGGTACTGACGTAATTGGAGTCGCAACATCATCAGGTGCAACGATTACTCCTTCTGCTGGCGATGCAGTTCGCTGCACTGACCTCGGATCTAGCTTTACACTCGAAGCTGTTGGAGCGAATCTTTGGGCGTTTATTTCTCATAACGGTGTTATTACAGACGTAAATTAATTGGATAGAGAATTAACGCAAGAAGAAATTCAAGAGAGGCTTGAGCACAGAGATGTGCTCTTAGCTATTCGTGAGATCTTAACAACACAATCAGGTCAGATTTTCTTCAAGTATCTCTTTAAGTATTTTGAAATAGGAGTGTTGCCGCCTGTTGGAATGGAAGGTAACATCTTATCTGATAATCTTGGATTTTTACGTGCTGGAGTTGCGATATTTGATCTTGCATCAGAAGCAAATCCACACTTGTCTGCCACTTTTTTAGCAGACATTAAAAAGGAGAAGTATGAGCGGTTACGAAGAGAATAAACCTGAAACCCCTAAAGCTCCGGTGTCTGAACCACCGAAGAGTGAAGCGCCTGTAGAGTCAAAAGGGGTTGATGATGGGTTGGATGAATTCGGCTACGAAAAGGTCAAAGCAGAAAAACCTGTTGAGGATAAACCTGTTGAAAAACCGGTTACAACCAAAGCCGAAGAACCAGTTACCGAATCCAGCGGATACTCTAAAGAACCGACCAAAGTCGAAGAACCTAAAGTAGAGACACCGGCTTCCGATAAGAAGGCAGCAGAGACTCCTTCAGATGAATTTGAGATTAAAGAACCCGGTGAGTTATCAGTTGAAGAAGTGAAACAACTCAAAGCGTTTATGAAAGAAAATAAAGTACCAAAAGAAATCGCCGAGGCTTTAGTCAAACAACGAAAAGCTGAAATGACAGAGTTTAAAGAATTGGTTGAGAAACAAAAGAAGCTTAAAGAAACCAATGAACTTAAACAACGACGTGAATGGTACGAAGAATTAAAAAATGACCCAGACTTTGGCAAAGATAAATTCGATCACAATATCAAGAGAGTAGACAAAGTGCTTGCTGATTTCTTACCGAATCTAAAAAAGAAGTTGACAGAAGGTAAGGCAATGTTGCCTCCTTATGTCATGCGAGATTTGGTCAAGTTAGGTAATCACCTCTATTCAACTGAAGGGTTGGTCGAGGGGAATCCACCCACTAAACCAGACGATAACAAAGGTGATTCTATAAATGATCCTTTGGCATATTACTCTTAAAGGAGAATTTCAATGGCTCTTCTCGGATCAACACTAGTTACAATGGCCGATGTTGCGAAAAGCAAAAATAAAGAAATCGGCAAAGTAGCTGAAGTTCTTGTTCAGCACAATAAGGCGCTGAATGACATCCCATATATGGAGATGAACGAGGGTACTCGACACATAGAAGAAATTCGATCGGCGCTCCCTGCGGTTTATTATCGTAAAGCTAACCAAGCAATTCCAGCTTCTAAAACAACGACTGAAGAACGCACCTTTACGGCTGCTCACTTCGAGTCGAAGTCGCAGATTGACCAAGCGGTCGCATCACGAGGCGGCGCGGATCGCGTTGCTTATAATCGTTGGAATCAAGCGCAAGGTCACATCCAAGCTCACGCGATTGAACATGCAGACTTGATGTTCTACGGATCGCCGGTTGATGACGCACGAAAAGTTGCAGGTTTCGCAGATATTTTCTCAACCCTCGCAACGAGTGAACCTACCTCTGCACAAATTCTCGATGCAGGTGGAACCACTTCAGACAACACATCAATTTATCTTGTCCTCTGGGGCGAGCGTTCAGTTTTCGGCATTTATCCAAAAGGTACACAATCAGGTTTGAAGCGCACCGATCGTTCAAAAGGCGGTCAGTTAGTTCAAATCAATGCTCTCGATTCAGCCGGTAACGCTGGAAACTTCTGGGGCTATGAAGAACAATTTGAACTCGATCACGGTTTGGTAGTGAAGGATTACCGTCAAGTCGTTCGTATCGCGAATATCGATCCAGCTCTTTTGATTCTAGGTACAGGTCCAGATTTGATTGAGTTGATGGCGAAGGCACTTTACACCGTTGATTCAATGGAAAACGGAACCCCTGTTTTCTACATGAACCGCACGATCGAAGCTTGGCTAGATCTTCAGTCATTAGGTAAAGTCGGCGCTGGTGGTGGAGTGACTTACGAAAATTATCAAGGTTCACCAGTCCTGAGTTTCCGCAAGACTCCTTGCCGACGCATGGATACTCTTGTGAACACTGAAGACCGAATCACAACGTAATTTGAGAATTGGGCGCGAATTGTAACTGCGCCCTTTTTGACAATAAATTTTTAACTGGGGGCCATAGATGAGATTTGACATAGAAAACCAATTGAGTGCAGCGCAAGATTTTACTGGTGGTGCAACCGTAAGTACAAACTCTTACGAAAAACAAACGGCTGCTCAGGACATTAGCATCGGTTGTAGAATGTCCCTTCTTTGCCATGTAACGACAGCGGCAGGTACGGGATCAACGCACACGATGGAAGTGGTTCAAACCACTAACGGAACTACGGGTGGTCTTCTTGTAGTTGCTGCGGTATCAAAACTTGCTGCAACTCTTGTGGCCGGATATGAATTTGAAATTCCGATTCCTGAAGGTTCATTGTCTTTGAAGTACATTGGTTTCAGAAACACCTCAACTGGTGGAACAACGACTGTTAGCTTAGACGTTTATCTTGTGCCTTCTGATGAGATCGCTAACTACAAGTCATTCCCTAAAGTTGTTAGCGCAGACGTGATCTAATGAGTAATCGAGATTTTAAAATGCCTTCTCCGGCTGTAAAGTCGGAGGAAGTAAACGAAAAAAAAGTTGAACCTAGACCCGTTGCATCTTCAAGTGGACCGTCACCTTCAAATGAAAAGAAGGTTGAAAAAGATTCTGCTGGAGTTGAAGTCGTTGCTTTAGGAAAAGGATTTTTCCGAAATAGTAGAAAGAAACTGGGCGACAAATTTCTCGTACCGAGTTTAGATTTAGTCGGTGACTGGATGAGATGCACTGATCCTGAAGTTGAAAAGCAGCATCAGAATCTAATCAAGGAACGTAAAGCGAAACTTGCAGAGGCGGCAAAATCTAAGCTCGCCAAATAAAGGTGGGGTTAGATGTTCACAAAGGCTCAGATCTATAACTTGGCACTCGGCGCTTTGCTTTTGCAGCGCCGAATTACCGATACCGAAACCGATACCTCTAACGAATGTCGAGTTTTAAATACCCACTGGGATGCAGCGTTTGCTCTATCCCTTCAAGACATGGATCTTGATTCCACTTCAACACAAGTCACTTTAGAACTTCTAGAAGATATGTCCGAGAGTGTAGACGCCACGAAACAGTGGAATTACGGCTACCAATATCCAACTGACTGCATGTTTCTACGTCGTATTCAATCAGGTGCGGTTACTGATAATCGCTACACTCACATCGCCAAGCGCGTTCAGATTTACATGGGCGAGCGAATGATTATGACTAATCAGGTTGAAGCTGTTGCCGAATATATTTCAAATGAGATCAGTGTTGAGCATTTAAGTGCCCCGGCAGGTATGGCCGTCGCTTATAAATTGGCTTCAATGGCTGCCCCTCTCGCTACTGGTAAGGGGGCCGCAAAACTTATAAGCTCAATCGAACAGAAATATATTTTAAGCAAAGCTGAGGCTCAATCTCTGGACCAAAGGGAAAATGTAGTTTTCCACGATCCCGCTACCGAGTCAGAGTTTGTTGCAGAACGGACATCGTAATGAGTCTTAAGTTCCAGTCAAGTTTCGCCGCCGGTGAAATCGACCCGGCATTGCATGAGCGAACAAACTTGCAGAAATTCAATTCAGCATTGGCTACAGCAAGAAACGTCATCGTCGGAAAAACTGGCAGACTTATTTCTAAAAATGGTCGTCGCATTTTCAAAAAAGCTAAAAACGATAACGATGAAATTATCATTCATCCTATGCCTCGAATCGGAAAATTGCTTGAGTTTGGTAATTTGTATCTTCGCGTTTGGAACGTAGTGACCGGTGAATTGCAACAAGAGATAATAACTCAGTTCACCACGGTGATGCTTCCAGACCTACACTTCCAAGACATCTCTGAACAAATGGTGATGATCACAAGAGATGGTGCAGCCGCGTGGTTGTTTTATCCATCTCAAATTGACAAAGTTGCAATTGAAACTACAAGTTGGTCTTTAGGATCAAACCCTTTTAATGTTCCCGAAGTTCCAACTTATGTGAGTTTAACGGCGGCTGGTGCGCCTGCGGGTCACGCTGTCGAGTATGCTGTTACTTGCGTTGTTAATGGTCAAGAGTCATTGCCTTTGACTCACGCAAGTCTTGTTGGAAATTTACCACTTGATGTTGATGATAGTAACGCTATTGTCTGCACATACACAGGAATCAAACTTTGGAACTTTTATGTGTGGTATGGTTTTCAATTCGCTGGAACAGATGACATCACCAAAGCTGTTTTTGAATTTAGAGTCTATCGAAGACCAACAGGCGCAGGTGCATTTGGCTTTATAGGAAGTACAACGGCTTTAACTCTCATCGATAACGGAGGCTTCGTATCAGGAACATTTCCTAACGACGATGTGAGTGGGAAATTCACTGATTACGGTGTAGCGGCTGATTATACTGTTCAACCACCAAGTAACGGTGACAGTGTTCGATCTGTGTTTGGTACAACAGGGACACCTCAATCAATCGGTATTGGTGCTACTTGTGTTTATCAACAAAGACTTTTACTTGGTGTTGATGATCATGTCGAAACAAGTCGTACCGGTTATCCTTTCAACTTCACTCGCGACTATCCGCTTTCAAGTGATTCAGCTCTTACTTTTAAACACGGTGCTCAAGGATCTTCTAAAATTTTAAGAATGATTGAGAATGACGGTCTTGTTCTTTTTACAGCAAGCGGTGTGCATCTACATAATGGCGCGTTATCTCCAACTAATCTGGATCTTCCGAAAAAAGGAAATTGGGTCATTGATGCGCGTGTGCCGCCTATTGCAATTCCAGGTGGTGTGTTGTTTGTCGATCGATCAACGAATACGATCAGGCAACTTTTATTCTCTCAAGAGAGACAACAATATGCTGGTGAAGAACTTTCAATTTTTAACAGTCATTTGTTTACCGGTAATAGAGTTAAGTCTTGGTCATTTGAAGAAGGTGACACACCTATTTTATGGGTCGTATTTAGTAACGGCACTTATGCAAGCTTCACGTTCGAGCCTGATCATCAAATGCGAGCGTGGACAAGACATGACTCTGGAACCGATATCGAACGAGTCGTGTTCATGCCAGCCGTTCCTCCGAGCACTCTCTATGACGTTCTTGATGTCGGTGAAACTTTCTTCGTTGTAAAAAAGGGAACGCAACGATGGATCGAAAGAAGTGTTCCTCGATATGTTTCTGCTGCAATCAAAGATGAAAACGCTGAGTGGGATAAAAATAATTCAATCGCTGCAATGGACGGAATCCAAAGCTGGAGTCATTTGATCAATGACGATCTCACCGATGACAATTTAGTTTTAACTCCTGTGACCGCCGGTGTGTGGGATGGTCCTTTGACTTTAAGTTGCACCGATGACGCGATTTTTCCGTCAACTGGCATCGGGGCAGTGGGGACTTTATTTAGATATTTCGATGCAGATGGTGCAGGTTATGATCTTGAAGTCACCGCACGAGCGAGTAGTAACTCAGTGACAGTTTCTCCTAACATCGAATTTCCATTAGCGGCTGCAACAAACCCTAGACTCTATGAATGTAAATCGACCTTTGCGACAACTTATCAATATGCAAACATCGATGAGTTAGTTCAATACATTGGCGCTAACGACTTCATCGTAACGGCCAATACTCCTGGTGTATGGAATGGTGCACTTACAATCACACAAAACGGCGGCACAGGAATATTCACGATCGCTGGTTTTGGTGCTGTAGGAACATTTTTAAGAGCCACTCTCGGTGCAACAACAGTCATGGTTGTCACAGGTCGAACAAGTGATTTGGTAATTACCGTGATGCCTCAAAGCACTTATCCATCAGGTAGTACCATTCTTACGACTATAGGTGATTTATATATGGTAGCAGAGCACACTGATTTTTGTTTGGATCATCTCGAAGATGAAAACGTATCAGTCATTGGTGATGGCTATGTAATCGCTTCTCCAAATAATGATGTCGATTTTACTGTCGCCGATCTGTTAACAGTTAACTCCGGATCAATAACTCTTCCTGCAAATTACGCATACGTTCATATCGGAAGACCATACGTGATGGATATCGAAACACTCGACATTGATACAGTTGAGCAAAGACCAATTCTCATCGAAGATAAAACAGTAAATAAACTCTACATTAAACTTTATAACTCTCGCGGAATATATGTGGCATCAAGGTTCCCGGCAGGTGACACTCTGACAGGAATGGATTCATCAGGTATTCACGACGTTGGGATGGATGACACTGATACGATTCCATCGGATTACGATGAGGACGGCAACGGAGATGACATTATCGCTAACAGGTATCCAAGAGCGAGAAGTAAACGAGTTGAAGTGACTCTGCCTGGTGACTGGAAATCAAACGGTCGAGTGTGTATTCGACAAGTTGATCCAGTTCACTTTGAAGTGCTTTCAATTCTGCTCGATATCGAAGATCAAAGAAGGGATAAATAATGCCAGTACCTTTAGTCGTCGCAGGTGTAGTTGCCGGTTTTCAAATGTTCAGCGGTCTCAAGCAAGCTGAAGATGTCAGATCAGCCGCACGATTCAATAAAGAACTTGCTGAAATGAACGCAGGGTTTATTGAGATGGACGCATGGGAAGCTGAGAAATATGGCTTCACTCAATCCACTCGTTACCAATCAGTGATTGATGATGTGATTTCAGATCAAAGAGTAGGGATGGCTGCGAGAGGTGTTGATGTTAGTTTCGGTTCTGCCAAAGAAGTTCAAGAAGCCAGTAAACTTTCAGGATTCTTAAATCAGTTAGATATGATTCAACAAGCTCAAAACCAATCAAAGAATTTAAAAAATCAGGCGCTCAGTGTAAGATTTGGCGCAACAATGGACGGCATTGCTGCTGACTCGAAATCTCGAGGCGCTGAGAATGCCGGATATCTTGCCGCAGCAAATACGATGGCTAGTGCCTATAGCGGTTACGCTAAACCCGGAACGATTAACAGATCCGCTAATCGTGTTCAGGGTGCAACAGGTGATTTCGTAAGAGATCCTTATGGGAGCATGGGTTAATGGCAATTCAACTACCTGAAATCAAAAGAAACATGGAAGCTCCTGCGCCGTCTTCTGCTGGACGCATTGATGCTAAGATGCCTGATAAGTCAGGTGAAACTGAAGCGGTCGCTCAGGGCCTCGTAAAGCTCGGTAACACCGCTTATAATATCGCTGATAAGTATGAACTCAATGCTGTTGACGATGAGAAGTTAAAAGCCAAAATTGCATACAGCGATTGGTATAGACGAAAAATTGAAGGTGATAGTAAGACTGGTCAATTGGGTCTTCAGCATATTCAAGGTGATCCAACTCAGGCGTATAATGACTTTGATAAACAAGCGACTGAAAAGTTCGATGAGATTTTGGCTAATCCTAATCTCTCATCTCGTGCCAGATCCGGTGTTCAAACAGGATTACTTGAAGCTTACAATTCCTTACACTCAAATCGCTTAGTCACTTATGGAGGCCAACACGCCAAGTATCAGGCCAATCTCACAGACGCCGCTGTTAATTTAGATGTGGAAGGTGCTGTTGAATCGGTTCAATTCGTCGATGTGAATGATCCTAAAAGTACCGCTCTCTTTGAACAGAAAATTGACGGTATCAGAAAAACATTCACGAACTATGCTCTTAAAACTGATGCCGCTGTTGATGCACCAGACGGTGAAGTTAAACACATCGACGGTGACGGAAACTTACGACATCTAAAAATGGACCCAGCTATTAAGAATTCAATGAAGAAGAGTTACAGTAAAGCTGTTGGCACTTCAGTTGAAGTTTTAATTGATTCTAAGAAATTGCCTGAAGCCAAAATGTTCATGGATAAATATAAAGGCTACATCGACGGCGCTACGATGGGGAAGTTGACCAAAGAGTACGAAAAGAAAGAAGTTGAGATTGGTGCCGACATGCACTTGGCGAAAATTGGCGACATGCCTGAAGGTGCTCAACGAACTTACTTAAATAAGCTTCCTAAAAATACACCTCAACAAGTTGAGATATTTAAAAAACTTCGTGATGAGATTGACGACAATCAAATGAAAAAAGATCGAGCACTTGATCGTCAATCAAATAACATCGGCGATATGTTGGCGAAGAGTTATTACGAAGCGACAGAATCAGGAAATCCTTATCATAGTCTTAATGACTTCATGAAAGGTACGACAAACGGAGTATTAAACTCAAAGCTTATGAACGGTATTGAAGACGATGAGAAGCGTAAAAAACTTCACGCATTGTTCACTGACGTTAAAGACTCTGATCCTAAAGTTTGGTCTAAGATGATGGAAGCTATCGCTAACAAAGACCTAAACAACTGGAGTCACGAGCAACTCACATTAGAAATGGGTGGGCTAAGTAAGCCTGACAAAGCTAAAGTCAGTAGTGCTTGGCTTCGAGCGAATGACGATACCGACACTGAACAGAGAGGTAGATACGAGCAAGGTGTTAATTTAATGAAGCTCGCAGCGAACGATTATTTCAGAAAGTCTGGTAAGATCACAAACAAATCGAGACGACAATACGATGACGCCGTTGCAGCCGTTGCGTTTGATCCACCACCAAAAGGTGCAAATGTTCAAGAGCATGTAAAGAGTGTTCTAGCTCGAGTGATAAAGGGTAAAGGTGAAAAAGTTCCCGTAGATACTCCATCTCCGACTACGGAACCATCGACCACTAAGAAAGCTTCAAAAATAGATTACAGAACTATACCTAAAATTGAACAAGAGAGACTAAAACAAGAGTTTAAAAAAGCAAACGGTGGTCAAGATTTAGGACTTGAAAAATTTAAACAATGGTATGAATCTCAATAATGAAAACTGAAGACGTATCAGACATCATGACTATTGCGACCAGTACGCCTCAAGAGGCTGCTGATAATATCGCTATCGCCAGTCATTACGATACGACACCAGAAGCCGGTAAAGAATTAAGTCACATCCTAAAACCTGATATGGAAAATGAACGGTTAACACCTATCGTTCCTAGAGCTGTTGCCGAGCGAATGAAGCAGTCAACTGAACACGCATCAATTATTAAAAAAGACTTAAATGCGTTGGAGAGAATCGGTAAAGGATTCAGCTACGCGATGGATTCGATCAAAGGTAGTATTGATTCGCGTCGTGTTTTTAATTTGAATTATAAAAAAATCAATCAAGGTTTAAGTGAAGAAGAAGCGTATGAACTCGACTCCACCAATGAAAAAATTCAAAGTAACGATCTCAGAAAAGAATACGGATATGATTTCAAAGATGCTATTCCCGGTGAAATCGCAAGCACAATATTCGACATGGGTGCAGGGGCTTGGCAGAATAAACAATTAGTTGGATCTGGTACGGTTGCAGGACTTGCTGCCGCGACACTACCAGCACTATTAAGTTCAGCGGCTCCACCTGTTTCTGTTGGTGTTGCTGCTGCCGGTGCGTTCACTGGAACGATGGCAGGACTCGCCGTTTCACAAGTCAAAGACACATACGAGCAAAGTGTTGGTCAGGTTTATAATGATCTGACTTACGTGATAAAAGACGACAACGGTGATAATGTCATTAAGACCGAAGACGAACGCATCCAAATTGCCAAAGGTGCAGGCGTTGTCATGGCTGCTCTTGATAGCTTATCGACAGCTTTCTTAGCCGGTAAATTCACAAAGAGTATGCTCAGACGAGAAGTGTTGAAGAAAGCTTTATCACCAACAGGTGGTCCGATACTTCGACTTATGAAGAATCTTGCTGGATCAGCCGCATCAGAAGGTGTCACTGAAGCTCTTCAACAATTCGTTCAACAAACCGCTAAGGAAATTGGCGGCACTTGGGATGGTGACGACACTAAAAATTGGGAAGGTATGACGAGAGCCGCTGAAGCACTCATGCCGACAACCGGTACAGACGGTCAGATAATAGTTCCTGATGCGTTAAAAGAACTTGGTGAAGCCGGAACATTGGGCGCAATTGTAGGTTCAGGGTTCACAGCCGCAGGTGTAGGTGGCGGTAAACTTCTTGATAAAGGTCTCAATAACATTGCAGAAAAGCGTCGTAAAAAATTACCACTGATCGCAGAAGAACAGGAATTATTAGATTCTGTATTTTCTCCAATGAGCGATGCTCAAGCGGGTAAGATTACCGTTAATCAAGAGGTCGCACCACAACCGGTCGCACCGAAAACTGATCTGACTGGTAAACAAGTTCAGATCATGGATCGTGTGACTAAAGTTGCTCATCTTGAATTGGCGCTCAATGATATTCTTAAAAACGTAAAAAATCTTGAGACTCAAAAATATCTTCCAGAAGAAATTGATATGATGGTTCAAGAAATGGCTAACGAGGAAGGACTTCGTGATGTTTGGGTCGATCCTGAAACATTAGCTAAGTTCAGCAACTCTGATAAGAAAAATACAGCCGTTAATAACATCTTAGATCCCACTCGCATTGCAGAAGGTCAGGCCGGATCATCCATCAGATTTACAATCGCTGAACTCATGAGGCTCGGTAAAGAGTTTCCAGAGATCACAAGCATTATTTCGATGGAGCCTGAAGACCCTAGCGTTAAGGGTCACGTCGAGCGTTTAGAGAAGGTCGAAGAAAAGCGCAATAAGTTAAAAGCTGAAATGCCACGAATCGAAGGAATTGATATTGGTCCCGGCATGAAGACAGAACAGATTGATGCTCCAGCATTACTTGCAACTTTAATGCAAGACGAAGATACAACTCGTATTCCATTACTTGCACTTGATGAGAGCCAAGAGATTTTAGAATTAACGAACAAAGCAATTGTTCAAGAGGCCAAGGATCGTAGAGCTGGAACTCAAACAGTTCAAAATGACTTGAGAGAACTGAAACTTAATACGGTGAGAATGGCTCTTGAGAATCGAATCAGAAAAGTCGAATCTCTAATGGATGAGCGCGTTCGTGATGAAGACATTCAAGGTTTCCCGCAATTTCTAGAACAGCCAACCTTCACTGAAGAAATGTACGATGTCGTTCCTGAGAGTGAAGCGATCGAACACAATGAAGCGGTGATTAAATCTCGAATCCAAGTTAGTAACGCATTAATTGAAGATGCTCAACTTGACCAAAATGAAGTCACTGAAATTGATAAGATGCGACTTATCGTTAACGCAGAAAGTGCTGCTCTCACTGAAGCTGAGTCTGATGTGAACATTTCAATCGTTGAGGATTTCATAAATAACAAACGACAGTTTGGCGATCTCACTGAGTTTCAAGAAGAACAGATGCGTAAAGGTAATCCCATCTACGCGATTAATCCTGACTCGATCATGGATGGTGTAAGAGATAATTGGAGAGAAGTTTGGGATAAATATAAAGATCATCCTGTTTTAAAAGAGCGTGGCGTATTTAATAAAAAAGGCGCATCGATTGATTCCGTACTTTCGATTTTTGAAATTGAAACAGCCGATGAATTCTTTAAAATTCTAGCCGAGAGTCCGACAGTTGAGCAATACGTTGAACGTCATGCGGCGTCTAGAGCTGCCGATATTGAAGCGGAAGCCAAGGGCAATACGCAATTTGATTTAAGTAAAACTGTTATTGCCTACGACGAGAGTACAAAACTTCATCTCAAGACCGGTAAGATTATGAGAGAGAAGTTTTGGTCAGTTAAAAAGAAACAGATCATGCGAACTGCTGCACCTGCGCCGAACATCGACGCACTTGCGATTAAGGCCAAGTTCAAAGTTAATGACACAAAGATCAAACATCTTCACGCCAACCAATGGAAGGTTGCGGAGAGAAGATCACATCGTAATGCGTTGAAAGCGGCTCTTGACGAGAAACTTGAAGTTTGGGGAAGAGAGCATGAGAACGTAGCTTTATCGATGCAGATGGCAAAACAGACTCACGTAGAGATTGGTAAGTTCAATCACGCAGTCAAGCGGATTGCAAAAATGAACTTACCTGAAAATCAGAAGATCCTTAAGAAGACTAAATTTCTCGAGGCGTGGAATAACATCATGGATGTTTATAACTTTGACCCGAGCAAAAAAGGTCAGAGCCAAACCGACGCCTATAACACTATGGCGAAACAAATGCTTTCGGATGGTCAGGGTGATTATCGAATCGCGCCTGAAGTTCAAGAGTTAATGAGTACCAAAGTTTCAGTCAATGAAATGACCGTCGATGAATTTACGTTCATGTATGAGAAGTTACAGAACATCATGCACGAAGCGAAGATGAAAAATAAGATGATGAATAAGTATGAGAGAGATGTAAAAGAACTCTCAATGCGAATGATCAGTGACATGCTTGTTGAAAAGCTTCAAGCACATCCAGGTCATAATATTGATTACGCCAACAGACCAGTAATTGCCTTATCTCCTGGTCAAACGATCGTTGATACACTGATGACCGGCGAAGCTTCAATGAGCAATATTAAATCAATCACTGATCAATTAGATGAAGGTAATCTTGGTGGTGTGTTTAGAGAAATGTTCTGGGACCCAATCGAAGGTACCGGTAAGTTTATAGGCCAATACGGTTTAAGAGCAAGAGCTGCACTTCAAGGTGAGATAAGAAGGCGTCACAAAGTTGCGATCGACAAGTACAATGCCGCTCACAAGAAATATAACGTAAAGACTAAGCTCGGTAAAGTCGTCGATTTCATTGATGAAGGTGAATATAAAAGAACCGGAATCACGAAAGCAGTTATTCCTGAATTTAGAAGAATCCGAGAACTTAATAATGGAAACTTAGTCAAGAGAGACCTTCTGATAATTGCTGGCAATATTGGTTCTGAGTCGGGTTGGCAACGAGTTGAAAATTACGGCAAAGCTGAAGGTAAGCAAATCTCTCGAGAGAAATGGGTGGAAATTCTAACTAGAGAATTAACTGTTGAAGACTTTCAATTCATACAAGAAGGTGTCTGGGATATCCACCAAGAATTAAAACCTCGAGTGGAAAAAGTTCATAAGATTTTAACTGGTGAAGATTTACGAATGGTTGAATCGCAGAGCTTCACAGTCCACGGTAAAGAGTTTGCTGGTGGTTACATGCCACTTAAACTCAATGATAATACTAAAACTGACACTTCACAATTCACAGATCAAGATCTCAATTTCAACAAGCATCCAGCGTTCGAGGGTATGGTTTACACTCCAATGATGAAAGTGAGAACCGGAACAAATCTACCAATTGATTTAAACACTAATACTTTCACCCGTGGATTCGATGAAGTCTCACACGCTGTCACGATGTCAGTGCCAGTTAAAGACACGATGAAATTATTAAACGATCCTGAAATTGCCAAACATTTAAAAGCTGTTTTAGGAATCCCAAAATATAAAGCGATGCAAGGTTTATACGCAGGTCTTACAAATTCTATAAGTGCTCAAAATTCCGTTCAATACGCAGAGATGCAAAAAGTTTTAGCCAACATGATCAATAGAGTTGGCGGTGTATATATCTTAAACTCAATCATGGGGAACATTAACAGTTTTAAAGTCAACTTCCTCACAGTCCCTAAGATCATTAATAAAATGGGTGTTGTTCAAGGTAACAAGCACATGACGATTGCTGGTTTACGGATCGGTAAAGCGTTTATGACAGGTCAGGGTCTTGAACCAATCTTAGAATTTTTCGGAGAACTTGACGGTACAATTTTTGCCAGAAATCAGGGGCTCAATGATTTTAACGCTTCTACATTTGAAGATCTTCTCCCTAAAAAGAGACTAGATTTTAAACTTGGACCCAAGGTTAATTTTGGATATCACACTTTAAAGAATCTCCAAGAAGGAATGATCAAAGCATTGATGGACGGAGTTTTAGGCAATCAAGATTTGATGTTTAAAATGACAGTCTCTCTTGCGGGTTACAATCAATTCATGTCAGGCGATGTGCCCGGTGTGTCGATGAGTGACGTACAGGCTATGAGCGCAGAAGAACGACATCAGGGTGCCAAAGCTTATGCAAACTCCTTGTCTGCTTCAACCACAATGCGCGGTAAACCTTCTGATAAAGCAGCCGTTCAAAATATTTTGGCGACTAAAGATGTCTCTTTTGTACTCAATGAAGTTAGACAAACTTTCAATAATAATATTTCAGATGGACGCCAACTATTTTTCGATAGCAAAAAAGTTATTACGATGTCAAAGCGCGGTGACACTTGGGGCGCAGCTCATAGTTTCTGGGATGCTGGATCTCGTGCGACTCGAATGTTGTTCATCGGAATTTTTGCTACTGAAATTTTAACAGGTCTTGCTAGAGGTAAAAATCCTTTTGAAGATGAAGATGAAGACTTTGAAGACTTTGGTCCAGAACAAGTAACGAATTGGCTCTTAAATAAATTCTCACCGATTGAAGATTTTGAACCAACAGACAGTGAAACCACTAATCAAGTATTAGCCACCATTGGTGGTGTTGCAGGTGGAACTCTTAGACTTCCTGTAGATCTTGTTATTAACAACGCTGCCTTCCTCAGAAGCATTGTATACTCTGAAATGACAGGACAAGGTATTACAACTCCACTCATGACAGGTATTACCGCTCTCGTTAAAGGTCCACAAGTGGCCGCACAAATGATGGGTGACGGTCTAAATGTGATTGAAGCATTTGATGAGTTAAATAAAAAAGAGAGAATATTGTTACTTCATTCTATTGGAATTCTCATAAAAGGAATACCGGTTAAATTAACGTCTCAAATTTATGACTATTATCAAGAGATGGGTGTTGATGATGATGAGAAGGCCTTTCAAATTGCATCTTTAGATCCGGTTAAAAAAGTCATGGATAGATTTGTTGAGAAATTTAATGAATCTGAAGAAGAGGCTTATGCGAGAACTGAGACTACAGAAATGCAAGCCGTCGTCGATTACGTTAAAGAAGAACGAGAGAAGATGACACCAACTCCAATAACAAAACCAAATCTTGAACCTGAAGAGATCGAGGAGTAGACATGCGTTCAACTTTTGAACCAGTACATGAATTTATTGGTCTCAATAATTTAGCTGAGTATGATTTCGATTTTAAAATTACGAATCTAAATCAGCTTCGCATTATTGAAATGAACGCTGATGGTGTAGTCACTCAAGATATCGACGGCACCAATGCTGTGTATCTTAGTAGTGTAGAATTTAACGCCACAGCCGGTGGTGGAACGGTTATATTAGCTGCCAATTTACCTGAGAACTGGCGCTTATTTATAATTCTCAATTACGATGAGCCAACACAAATACATTCATTTAAAAATAAAGGTGACTTTACACTTTCCAGAATTGAAGCAGCTCTCGATCACGTCGAAGGTGGCGTTCAAACCGCATCGTGGTTGGCTCAAAGAGCTGTCGGACTTCATCCAAGCGTTGCTATTGCAGACTTCAATCCTGCACTTCCATTAGATATTGCCGAAGTCGATAATGTAAATCGTGTTCTCATGACCAATGATGCTCACAATGGTTGGGAATTAGGCCCTACAGCAACGAATATTGAAGAGTCAGAAACGTTTGCTCTTGCTGCCGCTGCGAGTGCTGCCGCTGCGAGTGCTGCCGCTGCCACCAGTGCCGCTGCGAGTGCTGCCGCTGCCACCAGTGCCACCACAGCTCTATCTGCCACTGGCACCATTTTCGTCGATAGGTTCACAGGTGACGGTGTCGATGTCACATTTAACACAACCCCAACACCTTCCAGTGAAAACGCCACTTTCATATTTATAGACGGTGTTTATAAGCAAAAAGATTCTTATAGTGTTGCAGGAGTTACGATCACATTCTCCGTGGCCCCAGCAAACGGTGCCATCATTGAAGTGATAACCTATGAGACTTTTGATAGAACCCTTGTTCAAGTGATAGCTGATGCAGCCCTTGCCTCACAAGTAGCAGCGGCAGCGTCCGAGGTTGCAGCGCAGTCGTCTGAGAATGACGCTGAAGCATCAGAGATTGCGGCGGCGGCGAGTGCGGCGGCAGCGGCCATAAGTGCTGCATCTGCCACGATGACAGGTCCCGTTTCATCGACTGCAAATGCTCTCGCTAGGTGGAATGGTACAACCGGGCAAGCAATTAAAAACTCGACCGTCACGCTTGGCGATACCGGCGCAATTGCAAATACGCCGACCGCCGACGTTGTGCCATTAACTTTAAGAAGCCCAGTGGGTGGATCATCAAACTTACTCGAACTCAAGGACTCAGGCGGAACAAGTGCAATGTTTGTAACGCCGGTTGGGAACATTGGATTTTCAAACGGTCTAATCATTGCAAATTCAAATTCTTCAATCACAAACAGCGGCAGCGGTACCATTTCATTTTCTGGTTCGACATCAGGCATTGATTTAGTTTCGGCGGCAGCGGTACTTGGGACTGCGCAAGTATTGGTTCGAAGTGCTGTTACGAACTCACCGGTGTTTGCTGTTAAAGCAATGGCCTCACAAACCTCAAGTCTCACTGAATGGACAGATAGCTCAAACGCAGTCCTTTCGGGTGTGGATAAAGACGGCGTCCTATTTGCCCTTGAACGCGCTTCGGCTCCTGCAAGTCCTGTAGTAAACACTCACAAGCTTTATGTAAATACCGCCGGCTCATGGTTCACGGTTAATAGCTCAGGTGTTACAAAAGCATTAGGTGGTGGCGGCGGCGGCGTTGGTGCTATCAGATGGTACTTGCCCGACTCACTTGGAGCGGCAAGGGAGGTTTTAGACTCAGGCCTTGAAGTGTTCTCTTTCACTCAAGACACACTCACCGAGCAAAGACTTTTTGGAATGTTCACGGTGCCTGCTAGTTACATTGCAGGAATACAGATGTTTTTAAAAAAAGGTAAGGCTTTTGCCAACGCTACGTCTGGTAATTTCTTGTTTAAAACTGATGCTTATATCTTTAAGCAAGACGTTAACGGTTCAACAACTCCAACAGGTTACGTATCAACGAACGCGCAACAAGCAGTCGATGCAAGTGCAAATGAAATTAGAACAATTAGTGATATTGATCTAACTAGCAACACCGGAACAATCAACGCGGTGGCGGTAGCTGCGGGAGATACTATTTTAATTAGGTTGAAGCGTGCATCTGGAACTGAGACATCTCAGGTTAACGATGACGTTAAACTTTTAGCTGATTCTTTTGAACTTGTGACTTCAATTTAGGGGATGACATGAAACTAATCTTTTTAATTATATTTATTTTAAATGCTCTAACACTTCATGCCGACATGACAACACCTCCGAAGTCAGTGGAGCAACAATACTTTAACGCTAAAAACCTGCTTCGTGATCCAGGCTTTGAGATGGGTAAGGTTACAAGGAATTGGGTTGCAAGTGGTGGCACTTACGCGGTTTACACAACACCACTATCGGGTCAGAGAAATGGTAGTTGGGATTCAAGCTCAGCCTCCCAAACCCTTACATCAAATGGCGTAACTGTTACTTCAGGGTATGGTCTATCGGGAAAAAACATTGCAGGTGGGTGTTCAATCAGAACCACAAGTGGTACAGCCACACACACACTTGAGATTTACGATGGCACTAATATTTTATCAACTAACACAGTCACCTCATCGACAACTTATGCGAGTGTTTCAGTTAATGCGTCTGCACCTGCATCTGGCACTTTGTATTTGAGACTTAAAAGTGTGGCAGCTAATGAGCCTACTATAGAAGTTGATGATTGTTATTTTGGCTTAGCCGAAGGCTACAACGTTATGCAATTTAGCCAAGCTGTGTTGGTTGGAACTGCCAGGTGGAGTGGTGCAAGTTGTGCGTTTCTTTCCCCAACTCTAACCACAAGTTTTCAAACTTTAGCCGGCGGCTCGGGTTGTTCTGTGGCGGTAACTGGTTCGGTGACGGCAGACACCACAACTTTAAAGGCGACGGTTGCCAACGCCCCGCCCGGAAATTATCAAGTTATTTTATCGGGGTCTATGCATACGGACG